ATTTCAGAATATTCATCGGCAAATAAACCATAAATAATTTCTTTACCACACAATTTACAATTTGACTTCATTTGAACCCCAATCTGTTTTGTACGTTTTTTTAATTATACCACACTAAGTGGCAAATTTCAATTTGACTATTCTATGCCGATTGTTGCGTGAATAGAAAAACTTGGATTTGTACCAGATATTGTGTAGTTAAGTCGCCAATACTGGTCTGTAATAGCACCTGCCACACTTTGGAAATCTGAACCAATTGCAGTTATACCTGTAAAAGTAATCCTGTCAGTTGGACTTGTAAAACTTGAATTGTCATCTGATTGTAATTTAAAAGTTACTGTTGGTGTAGATGTGCCACTTACACCATAACAATGAATGCCAACATAACATTTTTCTGTTGCACCAACAGCACCTAATTGTACACCTGTTGAATTACCAGTTGCAGTTAAATCACCATCAACCTGGACTTTACCTTGAACCACTACATCGCTTGATTGACTTTTAGAAATACTAAATGGTGCTATTTCACCAATTGACCCAAATATCTGATGACTAAACAATCTTGACTTCATAAAGTAAGCAGTATTGCCTACACCTGCGTCTGGTACTGTTGTTACTAATAATTCATTACCAATTGAAGCACCTAATAAAGCGTCTGGTTTATTTGCCCCGGCTTCATAAAAACCGTCCATTTGTAAGCTGCTATCTTTAAGGCCACCTAATTTACTACGAAAACCACCTGAATTTATAGTTGTTGCGTCTAATTCTTCTGCTGTTATGTCCAGGTTTACGCTTGTTATGTGGCTTGATAAGTCATAACCACCTGTAAACGCTTTACCATCATTGAATACAAATTTAGCCATTATCTACTTCTTCCCAAGCTTCGTTAATATCAAGTGTGCTTTTATCATCTTTTTTGTATGTGCCGTCTTTTTTCCTGGCTCTTTTTTTATTAATTGTAGTAGGTTCGATGTGTCCACCTTTTATTAATGACTTAGCGATTTCTTGATCTTCAATTTTTAAAATATCACCTTTTTCTTTACCCATTACTTTTTTATTACCAATAATTTTATATTTAGCCATTAGTTCCACCTTTACAACTTTCTGGACAACTTCCGCAACAATTCATTAACTTGTTCCTTTCGTAAAAACTTCAATGTTTATATTTGCACCAATAGCGTCTATACCATTGACACTAACATCTGCACTTATGTTTGATACTGATACTGCTCGACTATCTGTATCTGTTAAGCCAAGTGTTCTATTATTAAATATAACTTGTCTAATACTGTTTGAACCTTGCCCTGTAATATATCCGTGCAACTTATCCTGGGCAGTTCTACTATCTGACCTTTGTACTGCTATCAATATGTCAAATGTATATTTATCTGTTCCCCTTTGCATTGCAAGATCAAATTCTATATCTGTTGGAACTATGAAAGCTGCCGGAAAGTTTATACCCATATCTGGAACTGTATCGTAACAACGTAAACCAGATACATTGCTAATAGTAGTTTTTAATCCATCTGTAATTTCTGATAGTGTAGCCACTAAGCAACACCCAATACTGTACCTTTACGAAATGGTGCGATTAGTCTTGTTACTTCCCTATTTTGTTGGACATTAACAACACCAAAATCACCAACCCCTGCAACACCTAATGGTGCATTTCGCATAGCAAACAATTCACTAGCTAACATTAATGTAGCTTGTCTGATTTGTTCAGGTGTACTTGCATACCCCCATTTAGCAGTTATTTCTGCCCTGGGTCTATTGCTTGAATAATCTAATGGCCATTCGTGGTTACCATCTGAAATTAGTTCGATTATATAAAATGGGTTGCCTTGAATACCACCTACAACACCATTAATTGGCAAAACTTGATAGTCTGAACTTGATACAGTTTCTTCGTACACACCATCATCATCATCATCATATTTAACAACTAAACCAGTAGTTGTGGAAATGTCATCTACACGAAGTCTGTATAAGTCATCTGTAAAAAATTTACGTGCAGAAGTTGAACCATCTTGATAAAATTGTCTGCCACAAAAGGCGTCAATCTGCCTACTAGCAGCATTTACTGCGTCATCAAGAAGATCGTTGTCCTGGCTATCGCTTGTTGGAATACCAACAAATGCCTTTAGCTGATTTTGTGTACAGTAGCCATTAGTAATTGCCATAAGAAATTATCTACCTTTCTTTCGGCCTTTACCTTTGCCACCTTTCATTTTCTTTTTTCCGTAACCAATTCCTTTAGGCATTTGTTACTTCTTTTTTTCTACTTTTTTTTCAGCTTTAGGTTTTGCAGTTTTACTTTCAACTGTTCCACCAGCTTTTTTAATTGCGTCTTTAACTGCTTTAGCACGTTCCGCCTTTCCATAAAGTTCGTAACTTTTCAGTTCTACTTTAAGTGCTTCTATTAAATCTTTATCTTTTGCCATAATTCTTTCCTATTTGGTTTGGTGTGTTGGTTGCCCAGCACACCAAAACCAATAATTAATTAGAAACTAGGGGTTATTAATCCTGTTCCTTGTATCTTTGTCATTCCTGCTGGGTATCTACCAGAAGCAAATGCTGAATATCCATAAACAACCATCTTAGTTGTTAATGAACCTGCGTTTGTTTCTTCGAACTTCAACTGGAATAAATTATCTTCAAACAAGATATGGTCATCAGCTTTAACTACATAAATTTGATCTTGGTCATTTCCACCACCATCAGAAGTAGTTACATTAGCGTCTGTAATAACTGGAAGTCCTAAAAGGTTTCCAACTACATTTCCATATTTTGCAGCATCACCAATACCCATTGCATTGTCCGGGTTATTACCTGCTGGAAGAACTAACGGTCTTGAATTTCCGTCTACTCCTGCGGTAAAGAAACCCCAACGTCTTGGGTGCATAATTATTGCAGTAGCTGGTGCAAATCTATTTGCATTTACTTTTTGTACTGCGTCTGCAAGTTTAGGGAATGCTTCAGCAACAGTTGGTGTTGCGTCTGTATATGTGACGGTATTTTGTCCAGATACATTTCTAATACCTAGTGGTTGCCCGGAAGATCCAGAACCCTCTAGCATTAAGCTATCAAGTTTTGAATAATAAGCTGCTACTAAGTCTGCGAAAACAATGTTTTCAATAGAAAAACCTGGTTGTCCACCACGTTCTAATGCTTGTCTTGAAACATCTTGCTGACCAGCAATTGTATCAACATTAACTGTCAATAATGTGTCATCAATGTTTGTTTCTTGAACAGCACTGTTTTGTGAAGCTTGTTCTGCTGCTTCTGAACCAGTAGTAATTCTGGAAACTTCAACTTTCATTCCATAAGCCGGTAATGGTTTTTTAGGAATTGCGTTGTATACGGCAGCGCCACTTCTTGCAATTGGTGCGTACTCATCAATTAAATATTGTGGTACAACTAGTCCTGTAAAAGCACCAGTTCCAATATCTCTTGCTTCGTGTTCCTGGTGATTGTTAAGTCTTTCTTGTGCTTTATAGTCGCCTTGTCTTGAAGCCCAAGCGTCAGCAATGAATGAGTGTTCCCCACCATTTCTGTACATATCTGGTTCATTTACTTCAACAACAGCTTCTGTTTCGCCCAAGTCTTCTTCAACACCAAGTTCATTTCTGCTTTCTTTAACTTTTTTAAGAGTTTCAGCAACTTCTCTTGCTTCATCTATTTTGACATCTAACTCTTTGATTTCTGCGTGAAGTTCATTTGATCTTGAAAATTTACCATCAAATTCTTCCCCTGCTTCCATCTCATCAAGTTCTGCCACAAGACCATCAAGTTCAGCTACTTTACTTTCTCTTGCTTCGATTAACTTTTTCAATGTTATCCTTTTGCGTTTATTTTTTTATACTTCTGCGTTGAGTGTGGAAAATAGTGTGATACACGAACCACGGCTAAACGTCTTTTAGCGAATGCCATCTCTTTCTAGTTTTAACTTTAAAAGTTCAACTTTGTGATTACTTCGCTTTTCATCAACATCATCGCTTTCAGCAACTTTGTTAATAAAACTTTCTAAAACTTCTTTTGCCTGGTCGCCACTTCTTGCTTCTACTAATTCTTTATGTAGATCTTCTATATCGATACCACGCAACTTTGCACCTGCCCAAGGATTTGCAGGATATGTTACAACAGATACGTCAAACAACCTGGCTTCATTGACTTCCCTATTTTCGCCACTATTATCAAAATTATCTTTGATTGCTGCAAAAGCAAATGACATTTCATTAAGGTCGCCACGTTTCATAGCACTTGACACTTCTGCAACAGT